AAACCATTCTTAATTTTGTAGCATATAAAATATATTCTATTATGTTTAATTCTTTCAAAACTTCTTGATTTTCAACACACTGAAAAATTATTTTTTTTAAAAAACTATTATATAAAATTGGTTCATTATTATCCAATGGCATTGCTAAATTAGCCTTTGAAATAGCAATTTGTTCTTCGTTTTTAATTTCTCTGAAACAAATATTTTTACCACAAAAAGGCATTTCTACGTTATGTAGATAATAAGACATTAATATAATTTATTAATATTCTTCTATATATCCACTATTGTGGGGTGGGGTTATCTGTTTTATAACTAGGGGTTTTTACCTTTATAGTAGGTATTGAAGATCCGGGTATAGATCCAGAAGTACCATTACCAGAATTTCCATTTGTTCCACTATTAAGGGATCTTGTGGTAGTAGGCGATGTTGTATTAACAGAAGGTTGTGTTACAATATTTTGAAAGAATTTAGGTGAATCTACTTCTTTTACATCATAATAATCATAAACAAAATCTATTTTATTATAATTAAGACCATCTGCTGCATAAGTTAAATTTGAATCTTCTAAACTAACAGGAGCTGCGTTGTAAAAGGTCATCATTTTACGCTTAGCCATTGATGATTGTTTCTTACCAGCTTTAGCTAATTGAATTATATTAATCGATTTGCATCTTATATTTTTTGGTGAATTCATATTACGAGCTATTAAACCATTATATCCAACCAATATAACCCAGGGTCTTATAATAAAATCTATAAACGAAGCATTAGTTTCTGTAAAAGTAATAGATAATTTGTTATAACCTTCTCTATTAGATGATGTTGAAGGGCCTAAATACCCTCCATAATTAACCGCATTATTAGAAGTATTAATAGTTTCTCCAGGTAAAACAACACTTCTGGCAAAAACGCAACCTACTAATTTTTCCATAGGAGGATTATATAAAGCATTTTTTAATGATGATGTAACACCCGGACTAATTTGCCAATTAGCATAATCATCATAGTTTTTTATAGCATTTCCTACATCACCCTTTAGAGCCTCAACACTTTGTAAATCAAAATAAACAAACCATTGACCCTCTAAAGGTATGCTAGAGCCCCAATTCCCTAATACTTGGAAAAAATATTCATAAGAACTAACAGCCATATAGAATATTTATCCAACTAAGTTAGATAAATTTAAGCTAATGTGCTAGACCAGTAAGAATATGCAATAGTAACTGGTTGAGTTACTATTTCACCAGAAGCGGTTATATCTAAAGCATATTCGCCGATATTAGCACAATATGCACCGTATAGGTAATATTGTGCTATCGGTTGACCACCTTTACCCATAAGAGCTAATTCTACAGTGCCGGTATCGCCTAAATTATAAGCCCCAGAACTACCTGTAATACCTTGTTCATTAAAAGTACCTCTTGACCATTGTTCTAATTTTTGTCTTATTCCAAGATCCTGTGGCATTCTAAATGTTACATTCCAAGCTTCACTATTCGGATATTTAACTGTACCAGGAACATTGAAATTTAATCCCATGAAAGGAACTGGTACGTTGTTAATAGAACGTTGTGGTAATGTTGTTGTAGTAACATAAATTAAATCTTCAGGACCAAAATTAACGTTAGTTGCTCCTGAGTTAATGTTTAGAACTCTGAAAAGATTAGTACGTGCAAAATCCCTTTGCAACGCTGCATCATAGAAATTATTAATTGCTTGGTTTTCGAATAGATTAGGCATATGATATATTTATCCTTATATTAACCATTTAATTCATCAAAATTGACTCCGGTCTGTGTTGCAATGAAGTCTGCTAAGATAAATTCAGAGGTTCTTACTGGTTGGATATAAATTGAAACCTTCAATTGATTTTGATCAATTATGTTTGGTGTGTTATTACGTTCATCACAAACAATTTTATAATCATATAAGCCATCATTGTTTTTGGCTTGATCAAATATAGGTTTGAGCGTATTTACAAGACGTGATCTTGTGGTGAAACTATTAGGTTCAAATACAAAGTACTTGAGAACAGATTGTGTGGATTTTTCTAAAGTTAAGAATAATCTACGAACATTGATTCTATCAAAAGCTGATGGCTTTGTAAAGAGTGTCTTTTGTCCATAGATTACATAACCATCACCAGGGAAGTAGGCAATAGGATTGATATTGATTCTATAGAGAAGATCACGGTGCTTCTGTGTAGGATTGATTGCTAAATCAAGCACATTTGTTAATGCACCACGATTGAATCCAGCAGGTGCTGACCAAGGGAATGATGTAGCTGCGGTTTGAGCAAATATTGCAGCAGCCCATCCGGACGCTGGCACCCATACTTGATTATTTGAAGCTGTATCGTTCACTAGCAACCAATTGCCGTAAACTGAAGTATAACTAGATACAGAATTACCATAGAGATTTTTAATAGTCCAATATATATCTTTAGAAAAGATATAACTTGTTTTTGCTGTGGATTTTAAATTACCATTGACAAAGATATGCCTTAAAGGATCTGCAATGAATACGTGATCCTTACGTGTTTTTTCTGCAAATGCAACAAATGATGTAGCAATTGAATTATAATCTAAAGCTAAATTATCATTGTAACCAGTATTTTGATCTTTTAGGTTGGTCAAGTCAAGGTTGTACAATTCATCATAAAGATAAGGTCCTGAACCTGCTCCGTATTTGGTATCAGCCTGGCGAGCCTTTGCGGAAGCCCAAATAGTTCCCAAGCCGGCTTCTATTGTTACATCTAAAGGAATATCTAATGTATCTATGTTATTTAAGATACGAGCTAATTTTGCTGGTATATTGCCAACATCCTTTGATGAGGAATTTGTGTTTGAAATATAAACACCTTGTGAGTAAAGATTTTTGGCTGGATTTGTTACTCTTACAGTTTTACCAGGAGTACCATTGCTATTAACCCAATTATTTGCTTTAGATAAATTAGGATTAACTAAAACCGCAACATTGTTTGAAGTTTGATTTGCTACAGCTTGCAATGAGAAAGCCACTGGAGAGCCTCCATTAGGGCTGTTTTGTTTTCTTTGACCCCATAAGGAACCGGTATAACCTTCTTGAGCTATAAAACTCAATTGGGATGTATCCTGGCCATATATAGAGGAACGAATCTTGAATACAACTAAGGTTAAGCAATCATTGAATGATGAATTACCAAAATCATACGCTGTGGGGAAATTTTCTAAAACCTGTGAAATACTGCCTTGTGAAGAAGTATAAGGTTGTGTGAGGTTGAAATTTAATCTTGCAGATGGTACTTGTGCAAATGTTTGTGTGTTTCCATTAATTGTTTGAACTGCATTGATACCTGTGACACAATTAAAGTCTGTAGCTGGATTATTATTTGAATTATCAGCTATACCTATGTAATAACCTTCAAAAATGTTATTTACAGCTAATTTAGAAGGGTTTAATACGACTAAACCTGCATTACCTAATGTTGAATATCCAGTTACTGGTGCAAGATTCAAAGCACTGGTTGACTGGTTTCTGGTATAATATGTTAAAGCACTGGTTGAAGAGACATAAGATACAATATCTGTAGAACTAACTACATTATTATTTGTATAAAAGGCTGCTAAATTTTGTTGTCCCACGATTACAGTTGAAGCCGTGTAAACCGAAGTAGACCAATTTACATTACCGGCAACGATGTCTTTATACTGATCATCTGTCAATAATATAGAAACTGGGTTATTAAGATAAATTGTTGAACTGTTATCAAAAGTAGTTGAATCTGTTGAAAGTGGATAAACCAAAGCACTATAACTATTAGCAAATCCTGCACCTGATGCAGATCCATAAGGAACTCTTGAAACTAAAAGATTACCATTAGATTGAGTTAAGATTTGTTTAGAAGATTGATAGAGATATCTTTCTGCTGCAGTTGTAGGAGTTCCGAAAATATCTTCGTATTCTGTAATGCTTCCAACATTAACAATTTCATCAGTCGGGCCTTTATCAGCAAAGCCAGCTGCGAAAATGTTTGTAGCTCCAGTAGTTCTTGCCAAAAGACTAAGATCAACTTCATTAATTTGTACACCAGGTGATGCTAAGGTTAAAGTAGACATATAAATTTATGTGACTATTTATCCTACAAAAGGCACGTTTTGATATTTTTTTTAAAAAAATAATTTATTATATCTTTTGAGAGTAAATAATAATGATGACAAAGTTTGATCAAATAATAAATGAAGCAGAAACTAATGTAACATCTGCCACACTAAACCAAGCAGGTAATGCTATAAAGAATTTACCAGTTCAAACCCAAAAGATTGTAAATGCTACTTTTGATAAATTGGGTACACAGGCTGGAGGGAATCACGACATCTTAATAAAAATGGCAGATGTCTTAAACGATAAAACACCTACTAAATTTTCTAGTCTTAGTCCAGAAGATCAAAAAACCGCTTTAGAACTTTTAACAAAATCAGGATTAGATGTTAAAATAGCAGGAAGTGAGCCAAGTTCAACTACAACACCAACTACTCCAGTAACACCAACTACTCCAGTAACAAGCTTTCCATCATCTAACGCAATTCAAACAACAGTGCCAGGTGCAGTAGTTTAATACAATTTTATATATGGGTAAAAAACCCCACTCAAAAAAGGGAAATGACCGAAAGCAATCAGGTCGTATCCGTCACGAAACGACTCCAGTTACCGTTGAACCTGGAAAAACTGCTGATAATTCACCTTATGTATTTCAAAGAGATAAAATCTCATTTGATTTAACGATCAAGAATTTACCTTGGACTAATAAACAGAAAGAAATTATTGCAAGATTTTTAGATAAAGGTACTAAAGTTCTTTTATTGAAGGGTCCGGCTGGAACTTCTAAAACAACTCTTGCCATGTATTGTGGATTGACTCTTCTTAATATGAAGAGAATATCAGATATGGTTCTAGTTCGTTCTGCTGTTGAGTCTTCCGATTCAAAGCTTGGTTTCTTGCCAGGAACTTTAGATGAAAAGATAGCTGTATACCTTACACCTTTCCATGATAAATTTGAAGAGCTTCTTTGTAAAGCACAATTAGATAGGCTTCAAAAAGACAATAGATTAACCATTTGTCCTATTAACTTTGCTAGAGGTCTTCACTTCTCGGCAAAATTTATTTGTGCTGATGAGGTTCAAAATTTTTCAACCAGAGAAATACATACTCTCATGAGTCGTATCGGAGAATTTTCTAAAGTATTCCTTTGTGGTGATCCAGAGCAAAGTGATCTTCCTTACGGAAAATCAGGATTTAATAAGGTGTATGAATTATTCAATAATGATGAAGCCAAATCTCAAGGTATTTTCTGTATGGAGTTAGGTGAAGAAGATATTGTTCGTTCAGAACTTTGTAAATTTATAACTCATAAATTTAAAGAACTTCATGTAGCCAAGCAATTAGAAGAATCGAATAAACATCAACACAATAAAGAAAACAAGCATGGTGAAGTTATTTCCACTTGGAAACCAAGCGATAACAAGTAAATATATCAATATGAATAACAGACCAGAATATCAAAGTCTCGCTAATAGACCCATTGCATGTACCTTTTGTGGTGCACACGTTGATGGTAGAATAGTAGAGAATGTAGATCAAAGAACCAAAACAGTAGAAAAGAATATTCGTTGGCAATGCGGTCGTTGTGGTAATCTTGTAAGACAAGGTAAAGTAGGTTAATATGGATTTGGACAAGGTTTTAAACGAGGCTATCAATGAAGATATAAGCACTCTCTGGAATAATGCTCATTATGGAGCAGCCAGTGAAGCGCCTCGCAAAGACTTTGTCGGATTTAGTACACAGGATGGGTATAATTTCCCTTATCAACATAATGCCCCTCCTGTATTTCCCCCTACAGAACCTCAACCAGAACAAACCCAAAGTTTGCCGTGGCCTCTTCAAACCGTTTCAGACGATTTAGCAGATAGTTTTGTTTATTTGACTGCGGCTACTAATAAAATAAAAACATGCTTAGACCAAAATGCAGCAATTTCTGATAATCAAAAAAGACAATTAGAACAATTACATAATGGTGCTATAAAGACATTACAAAACATAAAATTAATAGGAGATGAACTTTTAACAGTAGCCCCCTTAGCAGGTCCTTTGCCTCCACAAACTCCTGGGCATCAGTAGAATCTTGTTGACGTTCCAGTCAATTTGATACAAAATCTTCTAATCATGAAGATTAATAAAAACCTTATAGCATTTATTAAATCTACTGGTGTCGTTATTTTTATTTCGACAATGGTGGGTTTATCCGTCAAATTAGTTAATGGAAATTTTTGGGTTCCATTTATTTTAGCCACTTGTATACAATATGTATTGTTTACATTTTTAGCTAATATAGTTAACAATTATTTTAGTCAAAAGACTCGATTAAAAGAGTTGGATAAATTAGAACAATTATCAAGTTTATTAGAGTGTGCTTATTGTAAAGCACCTAATATCATTACCTTTATTCCAGATCAAAATGAAAGAATAGAATTTCTTTGTGATAAATGTTCTGGTAAAAATGTAGTGACTATTAATTTTACAGTTGCTAGAATAACCGAACCAGTAGACATAGCGCCTCCAGCATTGCCTACGCCTCCTCCTATCGAAGCATAAAAATATGAACTCAAAACACGACACAGAACTAGGTCCTATGCAAAGCCCTTTGCCTTGGTGGGATAAAACCAAACAAGAAGCATCTACTCTTTCAAGATGGATTGCTCTTTATGAAGCAGTCAATATTATTGCTGATAAAGCTGAGGAAAAGGGTATTAAAATAGATGACGTAGAGTTTAAACCTTTAGCTATTCACAAATACATGGAATCAACAGAAAATATTATTTTCAAAAAGATTCTAGAGGAGCAGTATAAAATTAAAATTTGTTATTCAGAACCTCAAAGTGAAGAACATCCAGAATTAGAAGCAGAATACGTAGATCAATAACCGCCGTATATATTTGTATTGCTACAAGGATTTTCTTCTATATAATCAAAGTTTTCTAAGCCGGCTGTATTAGCTGCATTGTTATCATCAAGCGCTGTATTACCTTGACCTGGTCCTGGATTATTAGCTCCATTTCCTTCGTTACTATAATCATAGCGCTTAGCTTTGAAAAACCAAACATAATGACCACCTAGTGGATTGCCTTGAAACTCATCTATAACTTCTGTTAATTGATAAGTGTTAGGTCCTCTTTTAGGATAATTTAAACGATCTGAGCCAAATTCAGATAGAGTCATTACGTCACCGGCTTTTGGTTCTGTAGAAGCGCCAAAGGTTTCTATATAAGTTTCATAATGAATTACCCCAGATAAATCACTATCAGCAATAATACCAAATTTAGATAATAAAATTGAATCGTTATTAATGTTTAATAAAACTATTAAAGGCTGGGATGGATTGAAACCAGCGGAAGGATCTTCTCCATATAAGAAATTAGAACCAGAAAGAACTGTAGCATTTGTAAAATATTGAACTTCTTGTCCGTTAATATTAATCTGCTCTTTCCACCAACCATTGAAATTTTGCCTTTCATTAAGGTTGTATCCTTTATTTAAATAACGCAAAGATTCCATATTATTTTTTTAATCTTTCTAAATTAAATCTTTTAGTTTCTGGATTATAACTTAAGGTTATACCAGTACGATTAATTGATTTACTATAAGCTTTATCATCTGTATGATTAATATGATAAGTTTTGGCCAATCTCTTTCCAGTTGCATAACCAATATTTGGCCATTTTCCATATTTGTTATTTTTTACAATTCTATCTACCAAAGGATCATTAGCTTGTTGGCTTTTAGAATAAGGCACTTGATTCAAGTGTTTTCTATTCATTGACCTCATAGGGTTCTGTTGATGTTCTCTAGTATGAGGTGTAGAATTTTTAAAAAATGAAGAAAAGCTTTCTTGCATAA